AGCAAGGGAACGTTTGGTTACTATATAGAAACTATGCCGATAAAGGTTATACACAATCTAAAACTAGTGATCTAGATGGTGGTAGAAAGTCAGTTTTACATACTTACTGGACGCAAAAAGGAAGATTGTTCATTTATGAGTTATTGAAAGGTTTAGGTATTAAACCTACAGTGGAAAGGGAAACGTAAAGGAGAAAAAAAATGAATTTAAAACCAGAAATAATGACTACGAAAGAATTAATAGAAGAGTTGTTAAAGCGTGGAGCGGTTCGAATAAAACATAAATTATACAATAAAAAACAAGTAATTTTAGAAGAAAAGTACACTCAAAATAAACGGAAGAGCGTACTTAAAGATGTTTTAATTTTAGATAATATTAACGAGAACTAGAATATAGCTTCCAAGAGTGCTCGAAAGTTTCTAAAGCGTCTTTACAAGCACCCTGATTTTGAAGATATTCACTAATTACTTCTTTGTCAGATGTATTAGGAAAATTGTTATCGAAATTAACATCTTTTGCTAAATCGCCAATAGGAAGATTTACGTCAATAAATTCTAAAATCCAATTTTTAAAAGTCATAATATACTCCTTTCGTTTAATGAGTATATTATATCACATAAAGGAGGTACGCAATGTGACGCTTGAAGATAAAATAGCACAAGAAACAGCTGAAAAAATTAGCGAAAGAGTAATGCTAGTAGTAAATAATGCTGCTGATATTGGACTACATTATAGTCCTAAAAGTGAAGTTAGGAAGAAACTAAAAATAGGAGATGAAACTTTAGACGAGATCTTGAGGAGTGGAGAAATCGGAATTGTACATCTCACTAAAAGAAGAACTTTAATCGACATTAGAGATTTAAATAAATATTTAGATAGAAGAAAAATATAATCTTGCCCGGATTAAAAAAGGAGAAAAAAATGAACAGAGCATTTGTTAATAGCCCAATGAGCACAAAGAAAGTGCACAGGTCTAAAAAAAGATTTAATCAAAATTTAAATAGAATTTTTAAAGATACAAACAAAGTTAAAAGAAAAATGAGTTTTTTCAGAGGTTTAGTTTTTGGTATTGGTTCTACATCAATGTTAACAACTGAATTATCGATAACAACGCTATTTTTACTAACTTTAAATATTATTATAATTTCATATTCTTTTGACGCAAAAAGTGAAAGTGTCAGAGATAAATTAAGACCAAAGAAGATACATTTTAAGTAAGGAGATAAGAAATGACGACAATTGAAGATATTGAAATAGCAACATTAAAATATAAATTTGATGAACTTGACAGAGAAATTGGAATTATGAAACACAGAGTTAAAACATTAGAAAAAATGTTTACTAGTGTTACTGAAATACCATTCAGACTGGTTAGAAGCGATGCTAAACTGCCAAGTAAACATCTAACAGCTAGCGCTTATGATTTATATTTAACAGAAGATATAACGATTTATCCATTTACAAAAGGAAGACTTATTGGAACAGGTATAGCAGCTAACTTTCCGCTAGATTTAGCTGGAGAAACACACGCAAGAAGTAGTATTAACAAAAATACTGATATAAGAATAAATGTGGGGCTAATTGACAATGATTACACCGGAGAAATATTTTTAAACGTTGATAATTTGAGCTGGTGGAAGTTTTATAAATTTAAAAAAGGTGACAGAATAGCACAATTAAAAATTGTTAACATACCAGTAACAGAAGCTATTGAAGTTAATTTTACAAAAGACAGTGAGAGAGGAGAGAAAGGTTTTGGTTCTAGCGGAAGATGAATTAATTATAGAAGAAGTTTTGTTTATACATAAAAACTTTGAAATTTATACAGTTAGTGACTTTGCTAAAAAATTAAATCATAAAAAAGAAGTTGTAAGACAAGCTGTAAGGCAATATGGTTTTAGAGATTTTGAAGATGGTGTAAGTAAAGATTATTTTATATATAAAATAATAGAAAATTTCGGTTATACGAATGAAAATCTTAACATGCTAGCTGATTATTTTAATATATCATTGAAAATGATTAAAAACTATTTCAACAAAAGAGGATAGTAAATAGAACTTTTAAAGAATCTACGAGGACGCCACGAGCGATTTTTAAAAAAGCTTTCAATGAAATTTTAGATAATAGATCTGTTAAATCGATCATGAAAGAAAATCATTCAGATGATGAATATAGATTTATTTTAAATATTAAACAAAAAGGATATTCATATAGTGACAAAACTTTAAACCGTATAGAATCATGCACTATATTAAATATAAATGAGTTGAAAACAATTTTTGAAAGGAAATGGGAAGAGTGTCAAAAAGAAAATAAAAGGAGGTGAGAATAATGGTAAGGAAGATTAAAAGAACAAAACTACCAAAAAAAGAACGTATTGAATATGAGCGAATGGAAGCTAGAGGAGATTTATTAGAAGAATTTTTACTGTCAACAGCGAGCGTACTTCGTATCAAGTATGACTGGGGGAAAGTTAGAATTACTAATTTTATAACTAACTTAATGGAACATATGTCAGATTACAAAATGGAGATATATTTTCAAAAATCAGATATGAGAGCGATGCTTAAAGAAGAATGTTCTATTGATATAGATAAATTGATTTTAAGTGAAGCAAATAAACATTACGAAAGAACAAAAAAGCCATGTCGACAAACACAGCTTAGAAAATAAAATTACAAGTATATTATTACATGAATTAATAAAAATTTCAATAGGAGGATATAGTAATGAAAAAAGCAGCTTATGAAAGCTATATGGAAGATATGAAAATCTGGTATGAAATTTCAGATAGACGTAAAAGATTTCTTAATGAAGAAATGAGAGAAAAGTTAGAAGATGTTATGAAATATGTAGATGACGGTTTTCCTTTTTCAGGTGAATTAGAACTTATATGCAAGGAAAAAGATTTGCCAAAATGGTTGGAACTTACGGAAAAAGTAATAGGTGTATTTAGCACAGTAGACAAGCTATCATTGAAAAAGATAATAAGAAGAGTCAAAGAAGATTATGATATATAGTGAATACATAAATTTATTAAATAAAGCAATAAAACATTTAGAAAATTATGAATATGATCAAGCTAAAAAAGCTATTGAAAAAACTGATGTGGCAGGATATAAATATCATTACATAATGTGCGCTATTGATTATATAGACGCACGTACAGCTATTAAAAAGATAAAAGAAGAAATTAAATATTGGGAGGAAATAAAAGAAAATGACGATTAAAGAAGAAGCTGTTAAACCAAACAGATACATAATAAATCTTGATGGTAATCAAGTTGAATGTAGATATGTGTTAGAAGAATTGATTAAAAGAAATATAGAAAAAATTAGTCCGATTAGCAGTCCATATTACACAAATGCTTTTGAATATTTATTCAGATTATATGACAAACATGAAGATCCAGAAACAGATATTAGAAAAGCCATTCAAGAATTGATATTTTTACTTGAAGCAGAAACTGGTAAAAAAACTGAATTGAAAGATATGAAAGATATTGAAAAAGAAGATTACAAACTGCAAGACTATGAAATTAAAGAATTTGAAAACATGCCTGATTTTCCGAAATTTAGGAGGGATAAATAATGATCGCAAAAATACAATTTAGAGAAAATGAAAAAATATATTACTACTATACAGATAAAAAAGATTTAAAAGAAAACGATATATGTTTATTATCACATAAGAGCCAATACGTTAATTCAGGTAAATTTATAGGATATGAAACAAATGAAAAACTAAATATAAGACCAACACAATTTATTATAGCAAGACTTGATACTAAAGTTATACATAAAGAAAAAGCGAGAATAAGCGAACTTAAAGAAAAAGCTGATAAAAAACGTGATCTAGAAAAAGAAATACTTAAAGCTACTGAAGAACTAGTGAAATTGAAAATGGAGCAAGCAAAATATGATTAATTACAAAGTTTTATTTTCGGGCTCTAAGGGTAATTGCGTAGTTATTGATGATATAATGGTTGATTGCGGTGTAGCTTTTAAAAAGATAAAAGAATATTTATACGATATAAAATATCTCTTAATAACTCATATTCATTCAGATCACTTAAACAAAGCTACAATCAGACAGATAAAAAAGAAATTTCCTAGAATAACAGTTATTGGAAACTATGAAGTGGCACAAGTGATAGAAGTAGACATAATATGCAATGCCAATTTTGAAGTAGAAACAGAAGATTATAAATTTTTACCATTTGAGTGTGTACATGACGTTTTATGTTATGGTTTCACTTGGGAAAAAGGAAGTCAGTCAATTATATACGCAACTGATACAAACACTTTAAAACATGCTCCTAAAAAAATATATGATTACTTTTTTATAGAGTCAAACTATGACGAATATAAATTAGAACAAGCTTTAAAAAGTAAAAAATATAAATATGATATACATTTAGGAGCACAAAGACATTTGTCTATAAAAGACGCAAAAACTTTCTTCTATATTAATAGAAGAAATATTGACAGTAAATTAATAGAATTACATAAAAGCGAGAGGTTTTACTAATGAATCACAAAGATATTAAATCATATTTAGAGTTTTACCCCTCTGCGACAAATCAAGAAATCGCAATACATTTGAATAAAAGTGTTGAAAATGTAAAAGTTATGATTTATAGGTTGAAAAAAGCAGGGGTTATCACAACTGAAAATATTGACGGAAAAAGGTATATCACCGTCAACTGGGAAGTTCACGGTAATGTACCTAAAAAAGAAAATGTAGATATTCATATGAAAGAGGGTTTAAAGAGGCTAGCTGATAAAATTTTAGATACTGTAGAACATGAAAGCAGAACTGATTATATTTTAGAAGCAGGTAGACTGTTTATAAAAATCTATGACAGACTATAGGAGGTTTTATGCAAGAGTTAAGTGTAAAAGATACTGATAATTTTATTGTTGAAAATGGAATGGGTCATTTTCCAGCTTATGCTAAATTAAAAAAAGAAGCATTAGACTTGTCTCAGAACTTGAAAAATATAGTTGTTACAGAAGATACTATAAAAACTAACAAAAAGTTAGTTGCAGCAACAAGAAAAGCAACAGACCTTTTAAACAAAAGGTTAATTGAATTTAAAAAGGACTTGTTAATACCTTACGAACAAGTAAAAGGACAAGTTGACGAGATCGTATCTATTGTAAAAGAAGCTGAAGATACAGTAAGAAGTCAGACAAGAGAATTTGAAGAACTAGAAAGATACGATAAAAACAATAACATAAACATTATTTTTAACAAAAGATTAAAACATTACAAGATGTTAGTTAAATACGAAATATCTTACTCAAGATTATTTGAAAGTAGATATTTAAATAAAACAATGTCTATAAATAAGGTTGAAGATGATCTTGTAGAAAAAATGGAAAGAATTGAACAAGATTTAAATCTTATTGACAAACATGATGATAGAAACACTTTATTTATACATTATTTAAACAATTTAAATATAACCGAAGCTTTTTCTAAATTAGAGAAAGAAAAAGAGATTGTAAAAGCTATCAAAGAAGATAATAATAGTAATACAAAAACATATAAAATAGAAGTATTCACAGAGGCGCATTATCAGCTCTTGAAAATGTACTGTGAAAAAATAAATATAAAATTTAAATAAGAGAGGTATAAAAATATGGAAATTTTAAAAGATTTATTACTAGTAGATGTTGAAAGATTAAACGAAGGTAAAAAGATAAGATTTACTTTCTTAAATGAAGAAGCCGGGGAAACGTATGAAGTCTTATTCAATAAACAAGTTTACAACAAGACTTTGGAAGAATTTGAAGATAGTCAGGAACAAACTGAGAAAGTTGAAAACTGGTGTAATGAATATTTTGGTGTTGATTCTAATTCGCTTGGCTCAGTTATCGGTGAGGTTAGAAAAGATGTGTATAGATACGATAATTTCTGCTCACTTTGGGAATCTAATTACAAGACTTACGCAAAATTTGACTTAGAAGATGTAGGTATGATGATTCAAGTGCCTTGTAAAGAAGTTATCGACGATAATATCGCTGTAAGGATTATTTTTGAATACGAAGGTGAAGAATATGAATCAAAAATGACTTACGCTAAATATCTTGACTCGATGAAAAAATGGTATCCTAATCCGATTGAAAAACAAAAGAGATACGATCAATTCTTTAAAAAATTTGGTATTCATATTGATAATAAAGAAGAATTAATTGGTAAAAACTTAACAGTCGAGGTGAAAAAGGCTGGTAAAAATCATACTTGGGCAGAGGTCAAAGCCTTTATGAAAAAGAAAAAATAGAGTATAGGGGAAAAAATTCCCCTACAAGTTAAGGAGAAAGTATGCAAGACTTATTATTTTACGATGTAGAAGTTTTTAAAGAGGACGCTTTAGTTGTTTTTAAAGATATAGATAAAAAAGTTATTAAAATTTTTCACAATGATTTTACAGGACTTAGCGATTTAATAGAAGATAAAATTTTAGTAGGTTATAATAATTACTGGTATGACGATAAGATTTTAACATACATGTTAGATTTAAGAGATGTATATCAAATAAAAAAACTTAATGATGATATTATTAACGGTGAAACTTATATGAAAGTAAGTTCTGATATTAATTCACTTGACTGTTTTCAACAAATAGATGTAGCCAGACCCTCTTTAAAGAAAATAGAGGGCAATATGGGGCTTAAAATTAAAGAAAGTGATATTGACTTTAACATTGATAGAAAACTAAACGATGAAGAAGTAAAAGAAGTTATAGAATATTGTTCATACGATGTAGACGTGACTATAGATATTTATAAAATACGTATTAAATCTTACTTTGAAACTAAACAAGAGTTATTGAAAATGTGTAAATCTAAAGCGTCGATAAGATGGAATACAACAACACTATCTGCTAACGCACTATTAGATAGACCGCTGGCGAAATGGTATGACATTAGGCTTAAAAAGAATAATGAAGATTTTGAAGATTTATTATCAATAGTCGACCCTGATGTTGTTGAAATGTGGAGAAGTAAAGATAAGGGGAAAGTTGTAGTTGAAGCATTTGATAATATTATCGAATTTGGTTTTGGTGGTCTGCATGGCGTCCATAAATCTATAAAAAAAGTAGAAAATGTAAAACTTTTAGATGTAGCGTCAATGTACCCTAATATAATACTAAATATCAACGCATTAGGTCCTTATACTGAAAAATATAAAGAGATACTAGATAAACGTATAGCTGTTAAACATAGCGATAAAGTTCTATCAGATACTTTAAAACTTATATTAAATTCAGTGTACGGAAACTTAAAGAATGAATATTCATCTTTATATAACCCCAAAGCAGCACTTTCAGTATGTATATACGGTCAGATAGCCCTGTACAGACTCTGTGAAATGTTATCACCCTACTGTACAATAATTAACATTAACACCGATGGTGTAGCCTTTACTACAGACAATAACGAATATAAAAAAGTTTGGAAACTTTGGGAGAAAGAATTTAATTTAACGTTAGAAGAAGATACTTTTGATATGTTTATTCAAAAAGATGTAAATAATTATATAGGTGTTAAAGACGGTAAACTTAAATGTAAGGGCGGAGATGTTAACAGATACCATTTTGACGCTATATTTAAAAACAACAACGCTAGAATATTAGACATAGCTCTAGTTAATAAATTAGTTTACGATAAAGAAGTTTTAGATACCTTGCTTGAGAACTTAGACAAGCCTAAACTATACCAATACGTGCTACAAGCCGGTTCTACATATCTAGGAACCTTTGATAAGGAAGATAACAAATATCAAAAAATAAACAGGGTATTCGCTTCTAAAGATGGAGATTTTGCTTTATTTAAGAAAAGAAAGGACGGAGGTCTGGTTAAGTTTGCTGACGCTCCTGAAAAAATGACGCTGTGGAATGACGACTGTAAGGATTTTAAAGGAGAAATAGATATAAACCACTATTATCAAATAGTGCAAAAAAAACTAGAAAGGTGGGTGTAGAATGTATGTAGAATTTTTACCTAACCAAAAACATGCGAAAAAAGGTGCTGATATATCAGATAGTCATGATCATTTTAAAGACGCAGGCTATATATTGAATGAAAATGAAGTGGTTGTAGATATTGACAGCTTGGATAAAGAAGTTATTAAAAAACTAATTAATACATTTGATATTAAGACTCAAATAGTCTGGACTACGAGAGGTGCTCACCTATATTTTAAAAGACCAGATAGCTTTAAAAGAGCTAAAGGAATTTGCGCATTAGGTTTTGAAGTAGAATTTAAAACATCACGCAACACTTACGCTGTAACGATTAAACAAAAAGGTGAACTTAGACAGATAGAAAATGAGGGTATTAGGGAAGACTTACCTTTGATATTTTCAATGAATAAGAAGTTTTTAAATCTAAACGGATACGCTGAGGGAGATGGTCGTAATCAATCGTTATTTACCCAAAGAGCAATGTTAGCTCAATGCAAGGGTTGGAAATCTATACTTAGATTTATAAACTACAATATATTTTCAGAACCTATGAAAGATGATGAACTTGAAACCATATTAAGAGAGGGTCTTACTTTTGATAGCAATGAAGTTACTGAAATTCAAATGGCTGAGCTTATAAAGAATAAATATAAAATAGTGCAGTTTAACAATGCTATCTACTATAGATACAAGGGTGATTATAAAAAAGATGAAGAACTGCTTAAAAGAATTATAAAAAATGAGTGCGGCTCACAGAAAACCTATTTTTACAAAGAAGTAAGAAGTCAGTTAGATTATATGACTGATATTATTCCTGGAGATAAAATACATGTTGTGAAATTTAAAAACGGTATTTTAAAAGACGGTAAGTTTATAGAGATAGACTACGTAGACTTTACGCCTTACTCCATACCAATCAAATATAATCCGAACGCTAAATCAGTCAAAGAGATAGACGATTATTTGAAACATCTGACAGATGATGACAAAGATTATAGAAAACTAGTTCTTGAAATCATAGCTCATGCTTTGATTACAGACCCTGAATTTAAAAGACTATTAGCAATGTTTTCAATATTCGTCGGAGATGGTGGTAATGGTAAAGGTACCTTATTAACAATAATAAGACGCATTCTAGGTGCTGAAAATACATCTGGTCTATCTATCAAGAACCTAGCTGATGAACGTTATATAGTCACTTTAAAGGGTATTTTAGCTAATCTAGGAGATGATATACAAGACGCACCTATAAACAACGAACAAATGAAAGTCTTGAAGAATATATCATCTTGCGACTTTGTAGCAGTACGTGAGCTTTTTAAACAAAGTGAGAATACTGTATTCACTACTACACTGATATTTACATCAAACCATATATTAAAAACATTTGAAAAAGGGGAATCATATAAAAGACGTGTTCAGTGGTTACCTATGTACGGTAAACCTAAAAAGAAAGACCCTCATTTTATAACAAAGTTAACTACAGATGATGCTTTAGAATACTGGATAATGATTATTATAGAAGCTTACAAAAGATTGTATAGTCAAGGTCACTTTACTAAATCAGAACGTGTAACAAAATGGAATGAAGAATATCACGAAGAGAATAACTCGACAATTCAGTTTCTAAGTGGATATACAAAACAAGATATCTTAGGTAAGAAACCACCTGAAATATACACACAATTTGAAACATGGGTTGAAGAAAACGGAGTTCATAAATCAAGTGCTAAATTATTAAAAGATACTATCTGTGCTATATATGATGTACAGGTTAAATTAAAGAAAATAAATAAAAAACCAGTCAGAGTTTATACAGAAATAGAAGAATAATTAAAAAAAGGTAACTTTTTTAAAATTTAAGTTACGTTTAAGTTACCCATTTTTTTAATTTTATTTTAACTAATATATATTATATATTAATACTTTGTATTCCTTGATGTATAAAGGTTATAACCTTTATATAATAAATAATAATTATATAATATTTGTTAAAAGGTAACAAGGTAACAAAGGTAACATTGATTAAAAGTATTTGAGTAAAATTAGTACTTTCTTGCTTTAAAGTAGTAATTTAATATATATAGATTTGAGATGATATGTTACCTGTACCTAGATTCAAACAAACCTAGCTGTATCAAGGGTTTGAGAGGGTAACTAAATTAAAAAAGGTAACATGTTACCTGTTAAATCTGTTGGATATCAGTGGAATATTATCGATTTATAAGGAGTATATCATATGAAAGATATAAAAATCAATAAACAAAATGCAGGTTTACGGATAAAACAAATAAGACAAAACAAGGGTTATACTCTTGAAGAATTTGGTAAACTATTAGGTAATTATCAAGCGAATAAAGCAACTGTTTTAGGTTGGGAAAACGGTCGGTCATTACCCAACAAAGAAAGAATAAAAGCAATAGCTAAATTTGCTGATATTACAGTAAACGAACTACTGTACGGCAGTGTTGAGTACAAATGTATCTGTAAAACGTGGAGACCTACAAGTGAATATATAGATTATATTATGAAAAATTAAAGGAGAATAACAATGACAAATAAAATAATAGTATATACAACAGTACCTTGCGTAAACTGCAGCACAACAAAAGAGATGATGAAATTTCATGAGATAAAATTTGAAGAAGTAGCAACGCATAATCTAGATAACAGTGACGATGTGATAGATATGCTGCGTGAAAAAGGATTTACACAGTTTCCAGTAATCAGCGTTAATGATTGGGAAGATTCATGGTGTGGATTTCAGCCGGATAGAATAGAAAATTATAGCGGTAAATATAATGAATAAAAATCTTGAAACAAACGTATTATTACATGTAATTTTATTTATTGCTTGGTGTGTTGTTTTGTATTACTTATGTATTACACATCTTGAAAAAATAGAATACATGAAAGAAAACAACGTTTTACAAAGTGAAGTAAAAAGGTTAGAAGATAAGAATAAAAAACTCAGTATGGAGCTTGAGCTTTACGATAGGGGTTTGTATAAGAGGGAAGTTTGATGGGTAACGATAATAAGTGAGAGGAGAAATCTTATTGAAATATTCGTGGGAAGCAACTAATTATTATTTAAATAATTTTGAGAGAATAAGGGAGGAATTGAATTTATTTTTAGTTACTAGCAATACCTTTGAAGATCTGGACGAAAATATAGGCGTTGTTAGAACTAAAATGAAGAATAGTACAGAACAAGCTTTGTTAAGAAAATTGAATGATGGCTGGTATATTAGAAGAAAACACGCTGTAAATTGCGTCAAGCAACTTTTTAAAGAAATGGACGATGAAATCAAAGAAGTTATGATATGTAGATATTTAAAAAGGGAATCGATAGTACGTATTAGTCAAATGATACACAGGAGTGAATCTAGTGTAGAGAAGATGATTTACAGACAGAAACAAATTTTATACAAAAAATTAAATTCAACACAAGTTTACGGAAATTACGGAAAAAAAGGTGGTAATATGATATTATAAGCGTAGCGAAGTTAATCTCTTAGATTATATCGCACAGAAGAGAGTGTAACAACTCTCTTTTTATTATGAAAAAAAGGAGTGGTGGAAAATTGAATGAAAGACAAAGACGTTTTGCTGATGAGTACATCATCTCAGGAAATGTTTACCAGTCGGCAATAAAGGCTGGTTATAGTGAAAGATACGCTAAAACGGATGCTCATAAAATACGAGAAAATCCTAGTGTAAAATCGTATATAGATAAACGCTTAGAAGGACTTAAAAAAACTACTATAGCGACTCAATCAGAAGTACTAGAAGGTCTAACTGCTATTTTTAGACAAGAAACTACAGAAGAAGTTAAACAACTTAGTCCTTTAACGGGGCAGGTAGTAGAATATGAAAAGAAACCATCTATTACAGAAGTAATAACAGCTGGAAAAGAATTATTGAAAAGATTTCCTATTATACCGATAGAAAAGCAACTTGAGAAATATGAACTTGAATTAGAGAAACTAAGAATAGAAGTGGGAGCAAATGTAGAAGGTGAAGAAGAAATAACAGGTTTCATTTTTGATAGGAGTGAATATAATGAGTAAGTTTAATCTTGCTAAATTAGTTAATCCTACATTTGATTCTGTTTTATTTTCTGAAAAGAGCCATCTTATATTAAAAGGTGGTCGTGGTTCTACTAAATCATCTGTAATATCAATTAAGCTAGTTAATGACTTTCTAAATGATAAGTTGAGTAATGTAGTTGTACTAAGAAAAGTAGGTAAGTATTTACGTACATCAGTATATGAACAAATTAAGTGGGCTATATATGAAATGAAAGTAGCTAATCAGTTTACTTTTGGTTCTTCACCATTAAAAATAACTCACAAAAAAACAGGAACTGCTTTCTATTTTTATGGTGTAGATGACCCTATGAAACTAAAATCACAAAAGATTGCTAAAGGATATGTCACGCATGTTTGGTTTGAGGAATTAACAGAGTTTGCAGGGAGAGAAGATATTGACGTTGTAGAAGATACGTTTATACGTCAAGAATTACCAGGAAATAAACAGGTTAAAGTTTACTTTTCGTATAACCCACCAAGAAACCCATATGAATGGATTAACGAATGGGTAGAAGAAAAGATATTAGACCCAGCTTACTTTATACATCATAGTACATATCTTGATGATAAACTAGGTTTTTTATCTAAACAAATGAAAGCAAAGATAGAGAGATACAAAGAAAATGATATTGATTATTATAACTGGATGTACTTAGGAGAAGTAGTAGGTCTAGGTACTAACGTTTATAATATTAATACGTTCAAAAGATTAGATGGATTACCTACAGATGATAAAATTTACGGTATTTCTTTTGCACTTGATACAGGACATCAACAATCAGCTACAGCTTGCGGAGCTTATGGTATTACTGTCAAAGGTAAAGTTATATTATTAGATACCTTTTACTATAGCCCAGCAGGTAAAGCAGTTAAGAAAGCACCATCTGAACTGACTGTAATGATTCATGAGTTTATAGAAGCGGTAATTGATAAGTATAAAGTGCCTGTAATTAGAAGAACTATAGATTCAGCAGAGGGTGCCTTAAGGAATCAGTACTATCATGATTACGGTATTAGATGGAATCCAGTAGCGAAGAAGAAAAATCAAACAATGATAGATATGGTGGTGTCTTTACTAGCAAGTGGTAGATTTTATTATTTGGACAATGAGAACAACAAGATATTTGTGCATGAACATAAAATTTATAGATATGATGAAGATACACTGAACACACCAGAACCCAAAGTAATAAAAGAAGATGATCATTGTTGTGATTTTATGAAATACTTTGTTTTAGATAATGCTAAGTTACTAAATTTAGCTTAGGAGAATAACAAATGAACTTAATAGATAGAATTAAAAAATTTTTTAATAGGAGTAAATACAAAATGACAACTTCTAGTTTAAATAGTATTCTTGATCACAGTAAGATAAACTTATCGGATCAAGAATACAATAGAATAAAAAGTAACCTTGATTATTACAAATCATCTTTTGATGATGTTGTGTATACAAACACTCAAGGTGATAGCAAGAAAAGAAAACTAAATCACTTACCGCTAGCAAGAACAGCTTGTAAAAAGATAGCCTCACTTGTTTACAATGAAAATGCTGAAATCATTTTAGATGATGAAGTAGCTAACGAATTTGTGAACGATGTCTTGTATAAAGATAGTTTTAATAGAAACTTTGAGAGGTATTTAGAGAGTGGGTTGGCTTTAGGGGGTCTTGCGATGAGGCCCTATGTTGAAGATGACACAATTAAAGTGGCATTCATTCAAGCACCAGTATTTTTACCACTTAAATCTAATACTCAAGAGATAGAAGAAGCTGCTATTGTTACGAAAACAACAGTAACAGATAATGGAAAAACTAAATATTATACTTTGCTAGAATTTCACGAGAGAACAGAAACAGGGTTTGTTATTAGCAATGAATTATATGTATCTGAAACATCTTCTATGATCGGTAATAGGGTACCTGTGACAGACTTATATCCCGATCTACAAGACGTTGTAACTCTTTCTGGTATGTCTAGACCCTTGTTTACATACTTAAAGACACCGGGTATGAATAATAAGGATATTAATTCACCCTTAGGACTTTCTATCTTTGATAATGCTAAGACAACCATAGACTTTATCAATAGAACTTACGATGAGTTTCTTTGGGAAATTAAGATGGGTCAGCGTAGGGTGGCAGTGCCTGAATCTCTAACAGATATTAAAGTACAAAATGAAAATGGAAATATGACATTTAAACGAAGATTTGACCCGGAACAGAATGTATTTGTCCAGTTTGACATGGGAGGAATGGACGATGGTAAGATTGTAGACTTAACTACTGCTATACGTGCTGATGATTACATCAAGTCTATTAATCAAGGTCTAGCCCTATTTGAAATGCAGATAGGGGTATCGGCTGGTATGTTTTCTTTTGATGGTAAATCTATGAAGACAGCGACTGAAATTGTTTCTGAAAACTCGGATACTTATCAAATGAGAAACTCTATCGTATCACTTGTTGAACATTCGATAAAAGAATTGGTTATCTCTATTTGTGAATTGGCTAAAGCTAGTGGTTTATATTCTGGTAATATACCTGACTTTGATACAATCTCAATAAATCTTGATGATGGTATTTTCACTGATAGGAACGCAGAACTTGACTACTGGATTAAGGCAGTAGCTAGCGGCTTAATCTCTAAAAAGTATGCTATCGCCAAGATATTAAACGTAACTGAAGATGAAGCTGAGGAAATGTATGAGGAAATCAACGAGGAAAGTCAGCCAGTACTAAGTGAAGAAGATTCAACCATTTATGAAGAAACTAGAGTAGGTAAATAATAATGAATCTTGTAAATAACGATGGGTTATATTATGTTAAATCTAAGCAAGTAGAGCAAATATATCAAGATTTATCTACTGAACTTATGTTTAATATGATAGCTAGGTTAGCTGAAAGGGGTAACGCAGACCTTGAGAGAAATCCTTACATTTGGCAACTTGAGAAGTTGAATGATATGCATTTGCTTACAGAGGAATCTGTTAAGATGATTTCAGAAAAGGCAGGTGTTGCCGAAGAAATATTTAGAGATGTAATTGAAAATGAAGGTTATAGAATATATAAAGATAGTCACGAACAACTGACAACAGCTTTAAAGTCAAATGCTTTACCTGACCCGCAAGTTCAAGCCTCTTTAAATGCTTTAGTTAATCAAACAATGTTTGAGGTAGATAATTTACTGAATATCACTTTACCTAAATCTATAAGACGTTCTTTTGAACAAGCTGTGTTAGGGTCAGTAGCCGGAGTAGTCACTGGTACTAAAACAGCTGAAAAAGCATTGTCAGAAGCTGTGCAAAAAGCTCATAAAAAAGGTTTTTATTCTTTTACTGACAAGGCAGGGAGAGAAAGAAGTGTAGAACCACATTTAAGAACTATAATCAAGACCACAACAAGGAGAACTGCTAGAGAATTAAGGGAAAAGTCAGCTGAAGATTTAGGAGTAGATACCTTTTACTATTCTATTAAAAGTTCAGCGAGAGCTTATTGTGCTCCTCTGCAACATCAGATAGTTTCTAAGGGTAAGGGCGGGACTTTCGATGGTGTAAAGGTGTACGCATTATCTGATTATGGATACGGAAAACCTGAGGGCTGCCAAGGTATTAACTGCGATCATTATATGACACCTTTTGTATTAGGTATGAATTATAAACCTGATTTACCTGATCATCTTAAGAATATAGATGAAAAAAAAGCTATAGAAAACGCCAAAGCAGAAGCCAAACAAAGAGCCTTTGAAAGAGAGATAAGGAAATCTAAGGAACTTATAGAGATAGCTAAGATAGTAAATGATAAGGAGCTTGAACAAAAGCATAAGTTAAGACTTAAGACACTTAGAAGTGGTCTTAAACAGCATATAGAAAAGCACCCGTTTCTTTATAGGGATACTAGTAGGGAGAGGGGAAGTAAGAAGCACTTAACAAAAACAAATAAATCTGCTAAAATTAAAGAAAATAAGAATGGAAGGCAGTTACAAGTGTTACGATTAGAAGCGAAAAACATAGGTAAAAAGATAGATATAACAGACGAAGCAATTAGTAAAGTACCATTAGTAAAAATACCTGGGTTTAATGAACAGGATAGTAAGAATCTACAATCGCATCATAAAGAATTATTAAGTATAGCTAAAAGTAAAAATAATAGTAATGAGGTATCGGGAGTATACAATTTAACTTCTTTTAGTGGTGTAAAATATAGTTATGGTAATAGAAAAAATGTCGATTTTAATTCTGATGTAAAAGTCTTATTAAATGCTAGCCCTCAATCTTCGCTTGTTGTTATACATAATCATCCAGGACAATCTAATTTTTCACTAACAGATATAAAATTCTTCTTTACAACACCTAGTGTAAAAACACTTACTGTCGTTACTAATAAAGGTGGGGTAAAGTATATTAGTAAGAATACTGACTATAATATAGGGAATTCAATGATTATTCTTGAAAAATATAGAGAAGGTATCGAAAAAGCCAAAACAGATAAAGAGTTAAATAGATTAGTTGAAAAATATTTAAAAGATGTTATAATTAACGATAAAGGCATAGATGTAAAAATAAGGTAAAGAGGAGTGGTAAAAATGGAAAAAGTATACACTTTAGATAAAAAGATGTCCAAAAAAGAGATAAAAGAATTTATGAATTTTGTTTCTATCACTGCTGATGAAACTAGAAAAAAAAATAAGGGTGTTAATAACAATCAAAGTTCAGTTTCAAAGAAGAAACGTTTTAAAATTATAGAAACACCAGATATTGCGATACTTTAAACACTTAACATCAGTTAGGTGTTTTTATTATGTTTGAAAAGGAGAACGGTATGAAAAACATAAATTTAAATATCAAACCACGCTATCCGGAAACGGTAACTAAAGATAGTTCAATATTATCTGAGGGTTATTCAGTAAAAATAGGAGGTGTGGATATGGAAGATGTTGAAAAGGTCAAATCAATTAAATTAGAAATGATCGCAGGAAAAAGACCAAAACTCACTATAGAAATGTATCCAAGACAGATAGATATTGATTCTATAGTGAGTTCATTAGATATTATAGAAGTTAATGAATAAACCTTAGATTATATTCGTAAAAATATTCAAATTCAGCTGATATTGAACCGTTAGCTATTAGATGTTCAGCGGTATCTTTAAAATCCTGTTGGTCGTAGTCAGGAAGTGCAAAATCGTGAGCTTGACCTTTAGGAACAGAACGCTTTGATTCATCTAAAATTAGTTGAGCAATTTCAGGATTATACATAATATCACCACCTTTTTATAAATTGTGTATGTGAGTAAATTATAACATATAACAAGGAGTAATCCATGGACTGGATTCAAACATATTTTCAATACAAAACAATAACATTGATTATAGAAATTCTTATATGCATTATAGGAGTAGTTTTATTAATTTTAAGTAATAGGAAATAAGAAATAAATAGTCGTCCTAGACATGACGTTAAAAGGTCTTTTTATTATACCTTTTTATCCGTGGTGGGTAATTAAAACGGAAGAAAAATACCTATATTAGGAGGAAATAGAATGAGTGGGAACATTCAAACACAAACAGACCAGTCTGTTAATACTGGAGGACAACAAACAGTAGCACAACCAGAAACTGTAACAGAAAAAACGTTCACTCAAGAGCAGGTTAATGGTTTTGTTGCTAAGGAGGTTAAATCAGCACAAGAAAAATTTTTACGAGACCTAGGCATTGAAGATTTTGAAAGTGCTAAACAAGGTTTAGAACAATTCAAAGCTTATCAAGAATCACAAAAAGGTGAAGCTGAAAAGCAAAGTGAATTACTAAACAATACTACAAAAGAATTAGAGCAAGAGAGAACTAGAACAAAACACTTAGAAGCTAGTTTATCTGCTTTAAAACAGGGAGTTAATACTGATTCAGTAGAAGATGTAATAGCTCTTGCTGAAAGATTAGTTACAGATGAAAAAGATATTAGCCTTGCAATTAGCGAAGTACTTGCTAAATATCCACACTTTGGAACTATTCAAGAAGTAAAAAAGGAAGTTAGACCAACGATCACAGTTGGTGGTAATCCGAATGGAAATGGGAGCAACCCAGTAACTGACCCATTCCAAAAAATTATAGACAGTTACAAGAGAAAATAATAAAGAAAAGAGGATATAAATATGCCAACAGCAAATCAAAATTTACCAGTAAGACAATATGCACCCCAGTACAAACAAATGCTTTCAACTGTATTTGATGTAACAAGTGCCTTTCAAGGTGTATTAGCACCTATTCAAGTCTTAGATGGTGTGCAGGAGAACACAAAGGCTTTTTCTGTAAAAACTAACACAACACCAGTTGTGATCGGAACTTACAACACAGACAAGGATTCAGCAGGTTTTGGGAATGGTTCTAATACTAACCGTTTCGGAGCGAGAACGGAAGTTATTTATGGAAATACAGATGTAGATTATGACTACGTTTTAGCTATTCATGAAGGATTCGATAGATACACGGTTAACAACGACTTAAACGCAGCAGTAGCTGACCGTTTAAAATTACAATCAGAGGCACAAACACGTTATATGTCTACGAAAATCGGTAAGTTCTTAGGTGATAATGCCGGAAAAACTGAGACTCTAGCTGACTTGTCGGAAGAGAATGTAAGAAGCCTGTTTAACAAATTGTCTGCTTATGTAGTAAATACTGAAATTAATGCAGCTATGACAGTTTATTTACGTGCTGAATTATACAACGCTATTGTAGATATGACAGCTAACACTACAGCTAAAGGATCTTCTGTGTCGCTAGATTCAAACGGTCTACTTAAATATAAAGGATTTACTTTAGTAGAAACAGCTGAACAATACTTCCCAACAGGAGTGGTAGCTTTTGTATGTGCACCATCAATCGTTATTCCATTTGTGGGTATCTCTACAGCTAGAACTGTAGAATCAGAAACTTTTGACGGACAAGCATTACAAGCAGCTGCTAAAGGTGGTATTTTTGTACTTGATGACAACAAGAAAGCTATTATCAAAGTAACAGCTACGCTTGCTTAGGAGGTAGTCTATGAAAAAATATAAAGCAAATGTTGAATACATTGATAAAGAAACTAGAGTTAATGTTAACGTCGGTGATATTGTTTCTTTATCCGATGAACGATACAAAGAAATCACTTCTGTTTTAGGTGAAGAAGCATTAACAGAAGTTAAAACAAAATCTAAAAAAGAGGGTAGTAGATAATTATCCTCTTTTTATTATGGAGGTAATTATGAAATATCTAACAAAAGAAGAATTTGAATATATGGGTTTTAGTGTAGATGAATTTACTAAATTATCTACAAAAGCTGAAACAACTATTGATATTTACACTAGATATGTTTATCATTCTGTATCTTTTGAAGATGAGATCCCTTTTAAAAAAGAAGCTGTTAAAAAAGCAGTTGCTTTTCAGATTGATTATTTAAATGAGAGTGGTATTTTAAGCGCTGATGATAAAGTTATAACTTCTTCTATGTCTATTGGTCGTACATCTGTTAATTATAGAAATGGTTATAGTGCAGATAGAAAAATATCACAGGCTTTGAATATGTCTTTGGACGCTATAAATATATTGAAAAGCGCTGGTTTTGGGACAGTGGAGGCGGTTTGCTATGATAGATAAACGATTATTGACTGACAGCGTTACTATTTCTCTTGCTGGTTCTAAGAATGAATGGGGAGAAGTTATATATCAAGATGAATTCGAATTATCGAATGTTAGGTTTGATAGAAGAATTGTCAGTAAAGATAATAAAACTACTAATATACATAATAGCTTTCGTGATAAGCCAGGTATAATCTTTATCTACCCAAAATTTACACCAGTCACTATTACTGATGAATGGCTTGACGCTATTGTAAAAGATGAATATTCAACTTACAGAGTGATTGGTTATTCAGTTAACAAGCTTTATGGTGACAAAGTCTTCTCGTATGAACTAGAGGTGATTTAGATGGAAATAAAAGTTAAAGTTGATGTTGATTTAAGTAGAATAGAGAAAGTATTTTCTCATGGAAACATCAAGAAGTCAAAGACAGCTCTAGCTAATCAAATATTAATGGACATGACCCAATATGTACCACAAAGAGGGGGTTCACTTAGAGCAGATGGTCGAGTTACTGACGGTGGTAACTATATTAGATATGGGATTGTGTATGCTAGGGCGCATTATTACGGTACGAACGGTATTGTAACTTTTAGTAAATATACAACACCCGGTACCGGAACTAACTGGCTTAACAAAGCTTCTGGAAATATAGGTAAATGGGAAAATATTGTAGCGAAAGGTCTAGGTGTATAGATGGGGAATGATTTTTCAATAGTATTAGTTAGATATATTAATAGTTTTGACCTACCTTTACAGGTTAGGTTGGATTATTTCAACGATAATGAAGATGATTTAGTAGTTAACCCTATACCAGGAGGGAAAGTAGATAAACAGTATATGGACGGTACAAAAGAAGTTTCTTTACCTTTTGAAATTGCTGTTAAATCAAAATCTAGTGAATTTGCCAATGGGTTAATTTGGACTATTAATGACGCATTATCGCTTTTTGATTTGGAATTACCAAGTCAAAATAATTCATATATTTTTTTAAATTTAGAAGTGGAGAAGCCGGCTATCAACGGAAAGGATAGTCAAGGCTTTTTTGTTTATACGTTAGGGCTGACAGCCAAAATAGAAATAGAGGAGATTATATAAATGACAAGATTTAAAAACGTTAAAAGAATACACGAAGTAGGAGTATACGACCCTGAAAATCCAACAACAGAGCCAACAGAATGGTTGAAGTTAGCTAAATATATAGCGACTGTATCTGATGAATCAGATGAGGAAACAGAGGACGAGGCGTTTTATGACGGAGATGGTACGCCGGAAGAGGTAGTGTATTCTGTTTCTGCTGGATATGCTTTTGAGGGTCACTATGATTCAGAAATACCAGCTCAAAAACTGATTGCTGATATGAAATATGAGGTCGGAGATAAAAGACGATTATGGTTTAGAGTGACCACGGCAGATGGCAGATATACTTTTACTGAGGTGGCATCTGTCACAGGAATTAAAGCGGGTGATGGTGACGCATCAGAATTTGAAGGTTTTGAAGCGACTATTAAGTGGATTAGAAAACCTAAAAAAGCAGAAGTTAAAAATAGACCTGTAGTGTAAAAGGAGGATAATAAATGGTAGTAATTAAAAAAGTAGAAAATAGTATTCCGATTGATTTTGGAGAGTTCGTATTGGAATTTAGTATTAGTGATGAAAGTATAAAAAGATTAGATGAAGCTAAGAAAAAATATGAAAATTCTAAATTAGAAGATAATAGTAATTTAGATGAAGTTAGAGAGGTTTTAAAAGAAACTTGGATAACTTTATTTAGTCAGGAAGATTATGAAAAAGTCATTAAACTAGCTGGCGATTCTACTATCAACTTCTTTATTTATCTTGTGCAAACTATCCAAGGGATTCAAACTGAAATTGAAGTTAGAGGATCTCTAGAGAATATTCAAAGTTATATGTAATGTTAGATATTTCTAAAAAATTAAAAGATGAAGTAATTATTAAAGATGAAGTCTACAGGATAAATTTAGCCTTTGATAATGTCTTGAGAGTCTTAGATATATTTAATGATGACAGTAAATCTAATTATAGTAAGATTTTTATCGCATTAGGTTTTTTAACTGGGGTTAATTTAATGGATAGATTGACACTAATAGAAGCTATTGGGATTTATAATAAAATATTAGACGAGTATATTAAATTATCTTCTTTATCGGATTTTAATAATCTTGATTTAGAGGGAAATCCTATGCCTTTAAAAAAAGGAGAAAAACAAGAAAAGCGAGTATATAGTTTACGTTACGATGGCGACTATATATTCGCTTCTTTTTTACAAGCATATAATATCGATTTAATCGAACAGCAAGGTAAACTACATTGGAAAAAATTCAATGCTTTACTTGTAGGGCTTCCTAAAGATACTAAATTTATGCAAGTTTGCAAAATACGTTCGTGGAAACCCTCGAAAGGAGAAGATAGGACGTATAAGGAGCAAATGAGAAGACTACAGGAAGAGTATAGACTCCCTGATGAAGATTTTTAAAGAAAGGAGGAAAAAGAAATGGCTCAAGGTAAGGTTAATATACAAGTTAATGTACAGTCTGGTAATGCTAAAAGTGAAATATCAGCTTTAAAAGCACAGTTACAAAGTCTTAGTAGTGCGGGTGGCAAGTTAGCTGGTGGTATTGCAAAGTTTAGTGATAAAATGCAGCCGTTAGGACAAGCAATGACTGCTGGACTTACAGCTCCAGCCTTAGCTGGTATTGGAGCTGTCATTAAAGGATACGCTAAGATGGAACAAGCTGTCGGTGGTGTTAGAACTTTATTTAATAACGCTAGCGGTGATGCCTCACAAGTAGTTATTGATAACGCTAATAGAGCTTTTAGAACAGCCGGTGTATCTGCAAGTGAATACATGGAACAAGTGACATCTATCTCTGCTACTTTACTTCAAGGTTTAGGTGGAGATACGGCAAAAGCTGCAGAAGTTGCTGATAAAGCGATTATTCAAATGGCAGATAACGCCAATAAATTTGGTACTAACATGTCGGAAATACAGCACGCTTATCAAAACTTCGCAAAAGATAATTACACCTTGCTAGATAACTTAAAGCTTGGGTACGGTGGTACTCAAGAGGAGATGGCTAGGCTTGTTAATGATTCAGGTGTAATGGGTGAAAACTTTAAAGCGACAGCTGAAAACATTAAAGATATCCCTTTACATAAAATCATTGAAGCTATAGGTAAAATTCAAGATCAACTTGGTATTACAGGAACGACCGCAAAAGAAGCAAGTGATACAGTTGAAGGATCTTTTAATAAAATGTTATCAGCCGGAAAAAATTTAGTATCCGGTTTAGGTGATAATGAAGCAAATATATCCGAACTAATGTCTAACATGAAAGAAAGTGTTACAGACTTTGGTAAAAATGTCAAACGAGTTCTAGGAAATATTTGGGATAACTTACCATTAGCACCATGGCAGAAATGGGTTGGAGCTGTTGCACTTGGTGCAGGACCAGCTATATTGGCACTTGGAGGAATGGTTAAGGCTGGTAGAGTAGTGCGAGATGTTTTTAAAGGTACTACTAAAGCTATAGGCGGGGTAGTCAAAGGTATGAAGAAAGTTGCTAAACTTTTCAAGAAAAACCCTAAAGAAGAACTACCTGAAACAGCGAAAAAATCGACTAAAAAAACTTCTGGAAAAACTGTAAAAGATCCAAGCCCGTCAAAAAGTGAAAGAATGAAAAAACGTGGTGCAGGTAGCAGACAAAAAACGTCAAAACCAAAATCTGTACCTGAAGCACCTGTTAAAGAATCTGTAGGAAAAGCAAGACATGCTCAAGGAAGAATCGCTCAGGCTTTCAATGGGTTAGGAAATGTTATACGATCGTCTGGAACAGCTGTAGGGAGAGTGATAAAATCTATTGGAAACGGGTTGAGTAAAACTTTCACTGGTTTAGGTAAAGGTGTTTCTACTGCAGCTAAAGGTGTAGGAACAGGTATAGCTACAGCCTTGAAAGGTGCCGGAACAGGTATTTCCATCGCAGCTAAGGGAATCGGTACTGGTGTTTCAATAGCCGCAAAAGGAATCGGTACTGGTTTAGCAACGGCATTCAGAGGTTTAGGTGCAGCTATTGCTATGGTACCGCCTCAAAACTTTATCGCTCTAGGAGCAGGTATCGCTATTGCAGCTGCTGGTTTTGCCTTATTAGCTACACAAGCTGATGGAGTAAGTCAGATACTTACGACGGTTGGTGATGTAGTAAGTCAAGTTTTACATACGATTGGTGATGTAGTAAGTCAATTGATTACAACAATAGCTGACGCAATTGTTAAAATAGGTCCGACAATAGTCAGCGTTATAGATTCTATATCAAATGGAATCTCAAGGGTAGTAACTTCTATAGCTAGCGGTGTTTCACAAGTTGTTGATTCGCTTTCTGGTCTAGCTGATTCTATTTCAGGGGTCTTTGATTCTATCGGTGGTGTTATTGAATCTATCGGAGGAGCTATTAAAGATACATTAGAGGGTCTAGGAACAGCTTTTGAAGGATTTGGAAATGGTGTAAGACTAGCTCTTGAGGGTGTTGGAGATGTTGTTAAAGAAACAGGAGAGGCTATCAAGAAAGGTTTTGATGGTGTAGCTAACGTTGTTGAAAAGGCAGGAGAAGCTATTAAAAAGGCATTTGAGGGTGCTGCAGACTTAATTCGTTCGGTTGGAGAATCTGCTGAAAAAGCAGGTAATGGATTTAGATTGTTTTCAGAGGGTATGAAGACACTGTCTGAGATCGGAGCTATCGACATAGCAACTACACTGGCTGCCGTTGCGACTGGTATTAGAAAATTAACGGATAAGTCAGACGACTTGTCAACTGTTAGTACATCGATGACAAGTATTTCAAGCGCTATGAGCTCATTTTCTACTGCAGCAAGTGCTCTTACAGGAGCTATGGGTCAATTACCTGGACAGTTAGAAAAGTTTTCAACTTCTGCTAAAGACTTACCTAGTAATTTAACTAGTGCAGCAACGTCTATTGGTGAATTCGGGACAAAAGTATCAAGTAGTCTTGAAGGTCTTACTCAGGCTGCAAGTCAAATGCAGCAATTTGCGCAAGCTGTAGGTCAGTCAATGACTTCTTTAAGCGCAGCTGATACTGCATTGACTGCTTTTTCTAGTAAAATAACAGAGATTTCTACAAGTTTAACAAGTGTAGTTGCTGATTTTACTAGTTTAGATACTACACTAAGTACATTGAATACAAGTTTAACTACACTTACAAGTTCGCTTACAACTTTTGTGACTAGTTTTACCCAATTATCAACAAGTCTTACAAGTGCAGATAGCTCTATTACTACGTTTACTACTAATCTAACTAACTTACAAACTACTTTAACGACAGTATCTACTAGTTTTACCACTTTTATAAGCGGGGTAACTTCTGCGATGAGTCAGCTAAGTTCTGCTAATTCAGCAATAAGTGCTTTTAATACTAGTTTCACTAGTGTAGGAACTTCTATTACAAGCTTAAACACTTCTTTTACAAGTCTTTCTACAACGATAACTACAGTAAATACAGCATTAACTACTATAAATACTTCTATCACTAGTTTAATAAGTCAGTTTACAGCTTTATCGGCTGCTATGACGACTTTAACTACGAGTGTAACTACTATGATTACAAGCATTACTAGTGGTTTTGCTAGTCTAGGTTCAAGTGTTGAAAGTGCATTTAGCGCAATTGTAGCTACTATTAGTTCTTCTATGTCATCTGCTGTTTCAGCTGTACAGTCAGCTACTGACAATATGATTAGTATAGTAAGATCTTTTGCATCTCAAATGCAATCTTTGGGTCAACAAGCAGGAAGTCAGTTCTCACAAGCATTAGCTGCGGGTATTGCTGGAGGAGCAGGTGCTGTGACTGGAGCAATAGCTTCTATTAGTGCAGCTATAACATCTGCTTTGTCATCACTACCAGGGCAAGCTCAAGCGATAGGAGCTCAAATTTCACAAGGTATAGCTTCTGGTATGATGTCGGCGCTTGGTGCTGTAACTGCTGCAGCAAATGCTATTGTATCTCAAGTGGAAAGAGCACTTAGAGCTAAAGCTCAAATTCATTCACCATCAAGACTTATGGCTAACAGGGTTGGTCGTTACATTCCGCAAGGGGTGGCAATGGGTATGAATAAAGGATTAGGAGCGATCGATAAGTCGGTTGGCTTTATCAACGATATGATTTCTAGCTTTAGAGTTCAACCTGAAGCTATGCTATCTTTTGGTAGAGGATATTCACCAATTACATCAGCTACTACAAATAATAGTAATGTAACAAATAATAATAGTTCTTACGGCTCTTTACTACATATAGAAAACTTCCAAAATACAGATGGTCAAGACGTAAGAAAACTAGCCCATCAAATAAAATTCTTAATGAGAGAGGAGAAAGATAGATTATGATAAGTAAATATATAATTTACAACGGTGTAAGATCTAGCGAGCTTGGTTTAAGATTAGTAGACGATATTACATTTGAATCGCCCGAAAAAGATGTTGAATTAATTAATATTGATGGTGTTAATGGCTCTAAAATAAGAAGTAAACAAAGGTTGAATGTCATTTCTAAAACTTTTCCTTTCAAGGTTTATGATTTCAACGCAGAAATCAAAGATATTATAGGTAAATTGAGTGATACTTATTTGAATCAAGACGATAAGTGGCATGATTTTGAATTATCGTGGGATCCTGATTATATTTATAAGGCTTATTGTTATGAAACTTTTTCCATTGAGGGGAGTTTGAAATCTAGAAAAAAATGTGTTATTAATTTTAAAGTTCACCCTGTTAAATTTAGAAAAAATGGATTTAGAAAATTCGTATTTATGAGGACTGGAGATTATCTTGTAAATCCCGAAAAAAGAGAGGCTAAACCACTGATAAAACTGATTGGTTCAGGTGATGTTACTCTTAATATAAATAGTCAGATTTTTAGATTAAAAGGTGTTCAAGGTCATATAATTATTGACTGTGAATCTCAGTCAGCTTCTTGGGATAATAAGGAGGCTCAGTATGACAAAGTCTATTCTTATCCATTTCCAAAATTAGAATTAGGTAAAAATTTAATCAACTGGGATAATAGTAATTTTAGGGTTGAAATAACGCCGAGATGGGAGGCTAATGTGTAATGTCATATCCAATTTTGTACAAAGCAAATGAAAGTAATTTTAATCATTTAGGAGTGTCTGTTTTATCAGACGCTCTTTCTTGTTTAGTAACTAGAGAGCGTAACGGAATTTATATACTCGAGATGGAATATCCTGTAGATGGTAAAGACGCCCAAAAAATAAAAGAGGGTATGATAATCAAGACTGACGCAGGCTACAGGGCTAAGAATCAAAAATTCATAGTTTCACAAATTATTGATAATATGAATGGAACTAAAAAGGTTTACTGTAAACATATTTCTCAAGTTAAAACGATGATGAATGCCATTAAACCAAATGTGTCAGTTGCTGGTTCTGCTCAGGCAGCGCTTAGAGTTTGGAGAGAGAATCTGTTAGATTCATCTTCTGAATTCACAGTCTGGTCGGACGTTCCTGGTGATAATTTAACTGTTTGGGATATTGAAGAGATAGAAAACGCCAGAGAGGCTCTTGGTGGTAAGAAAGGTTCTATTTTAGACGTATGGGGCGGAGAATATGAATTCGATAATTTAAATATCAAATTACACAATCAAATGGGAAGGGACGTAGCTACAATAATAGCCTATGGACGTAACTTAACCGATTTAGAACAGGAATTGTCAATACTTGAAACTTACACGTCTATATATCCTTTTAAAAAGACCACAGAAAGCGTTGAAGTTGAAAAGGACGGAAACAAAACTACAGAACAGCAAGATAAATTAATATTCTTACCTGAATTTTTCATCAATTCAGAACATGCTAATAAATTTACTCATAAAAGAATTTTAAAAGTAGATTTTTCAAGTGAAGAAGAAATAGAAACGGTAGAGCAATTAAGAAAACATGCTGAAAAATACATTAAAGATAATAATGTAGGTGTTCCAAAAGTTAACCTAACTATTAAATACCAAGATCTTTCTAAAGTAGAGGGGGTTTGGGCTAATTCAGTACTTGAAGAAGTAGATTTGTGTGATAGGGTTAAAGTTTACTATGAAGATTTAGGTATAACTAACGAATCGGCTAAAGTCATTAAAGTAGTATGGAATGTACTTCTTGATGAAAACTATGAGATTGAGATCGGAGATTCAAAAAGTTCTTTCGTAGAATCCAGCGGAGTAGCAAGTCAAGCTGATTTATCTGAATTAAAAAAGGAAGTGACTGGTTTACTACATGACGCTGAATACGATAAGAAGATAAAAGAAGCACATGAGGCTTTTATAAGATACTTTAACGAAGAAAGTCAAAAGATAAAAACCGAGGTTAAAGACGGTATTGAAAAAGAAAGATTAAGAGCACTAAGAGAAGAAGATAGAATAAGTAGAGAAATAAATTCTAAAATCTCAGAAGCCACCAAAGATATTCCAAAAATTAGGTCAAACTATCAAAAAGATATTGATAAAACTAAAAGAGATCTTGAATCTTTAGTTGTAGGAAGAATAGATTCTATTCAGATTCCTGACGTAAGTTCCATTGTAAACACTAAAATTAGGGAAGAAAGATCTACTACAGAAAATTTAATTAATGAAAAGATTGCAAACATTGAACCTATTTCTGTAGGAGCTAGAAACTATATATTAAATTCAGATAGATCAATTGTCTTATCTGGCGGAGAAACTAGATCACTAACGCTATCAGATGATTTTTTAAATAATTTAGATTCACTAAGAGGACAAACACTTATTGCAAGTGTCCATATTCAAAACGTTAATGCTTCTGGACAAGCAACGCAGTATCCTGCAAATTCAGCACTAGAAATGAGAATTGAATACGAAGATGGAGAAAAGCAGTGGTTAACTGCATTTAACGGAGATTCTAATTTTTCAGGAAGAGTTTTTGGAAAATTAAAAGTTAAAGACAAGCCAATTGCCAAGATTGGTAAAATAGAGCTTTACAACAGGTTTTCAAATGGAAGAAGTGATCTAACACGTCCAATGATAGAAATAGCAAATACTCAATCAGACTGGCGACCGGCTGAGGAAGATAGCAAAGGTTATTTAGACAATAAATTTTCTGAATATAAAAGAAATATTGACGGTGAAATTTCTAGATTTAGTGGTGTAGTTGACGGCGCTACTAAAGTAGCTAACGAAGCTAAAACAACAGCTACAAGTGTACAGAGCATTTTATCTAGCATAACGCCAAGATTTAATGCAAATGGATCTTTAAAAGAATTTAAAAACTTTGAAAACTCGTATAACAGGACAGCTAATGAAACAAGAGAAAAATTAGCCAATTTAGATTCTAGGTTTAATTCAAATGGAACAGTAAAGAACATATCTAACATCACAGCTGAAATAAATAGAACAGCTGACAGCATAAGGGAAGATTTACGTAAAGTTAATCAAAAGTTCAATGCAGATGGATCTTTAAAAGAATTTAAAAACTTTGAAAATTCTTACAACAGAACAGCTAATGAAACAAGTAGAAAACTTGAAGAACTGACGTCTTACAGAAACGCTGATATGACTAGACGCGATGAGATAATACGTGCTACATCTAGTGAAACAGCTAGACAGATAAACGCTGAAAGAGAAACTATTAGACGTGACTATATCGCAAAATCAAGATATGAAGAAGATGTTAGAGGTCTTACTAGACGTTTTAATGAACAAATAGACAGCTTAAATTTTGGAGCTAGAAACTATGCTGAAGATTATAATTTTTCAAGAAATCTTTGGGAATATACTCAAGGAGATGTATCAAGACAAGATTATAATTTTAATGACGGCGTGTATACATTAACAAGTATTACTAATAACTGGAAACAGCTACAGATTCATTCTAAAACAGGTTCTAGGGCGAATAATAACAACTCATCAACTGCCTTAGCTCAGCTTGAAAAAGGAAAACAATATACATTATCTTTTCAAGCCAAAAGAATTTCTGGTTCTAGTGAAGTTTGGGTATCTCTTAGAGAAAATAGAAAAAGTGCTGAAAATATTGGTCGTATATTTAAAACTTTCACTATAACAGATGACTGGAAAACTTATGAAGTTACTACTGATTCTCTTGAGATAAGCCCTGAATTTGACTTTTGGCGAATCATTTTGGGATATTCACAGGTTGGGAAAGTAGCTTTTAAAAAAGTAGAACTAACACAAAGCAGAAGACGAACTGACGCTGGACAAGCTTTAGAAGACAGCCAATTTTTCGCAGATAGAAAAGTAGCTGAATATAGACAAACGGTTGATGGAACATTGTCTAGATTAGAACAATCAGACAGAGATAGCAATAGAAAAATAAGCACGATTGAACAAAATATTAATAATATCACGTCATCGCTATCTACAACATCTGCTGATTTAAACAGATATAAAACAGAGAGAAATCAAACAGATAGACAGATTAGCGACAAAGTAACAAGTCTTGAAAATAACGCTTTGAAAATAGGAGATATTCAAATAAACAGTGACAATATTAGATTAGGGGCAAGTAAGACTATTGATAAAGCTACTATAGCATCTATGGTAGTTACTACGCCGGAAGCAGTAAAAGCTATTACAGATAGTTTTGTAGTCACTGCAAATCATGAAAATCTTTTAAGAAAAGATTCAGACAGAAATTTCACTATAAATAATACAAGGGACAAATATGCCAGCAACTGGTATCAAAACACGGGTGATTTTAAGTTAAAAGCCGGAGATGAATTTTTAATTAAAGGTGAAATAACTAATAGCAATAGCTCTCACAGATCTAATATTGGTATTCATGCAGACACCACGTCTGGTGGTAAGTGGTGGTATGTTCCTTTTGCACAAGCAGGAGAAACTGGTGAAAGAACAGTTACTTTAAAACTGCCTGAGGAAGTCAATGACTTAAATATTACAAAATATAGAATCGGTGCTAATATCAGTGCTTATTCTGATCACGGATCAAGAACTTTCGCTAATATGTACGTTATCAAGAAAAAAGACGCGTCTTTAATAGTTGACGGAAGTGTAACAGCTAGGCATATAAAATCAGAATCTATAGAAACTGGTCACTTTAAGACAGGGGCTTTATCAGCCCATATAGCTAAAATCAACGCTATAGAATCTGAAAATGTAAAACTAAGAAATGCTTTGATTGATAATCTAATGATAGATAATGCGATTGTAAATAGATTGAAAGCTAATTCTATATTCGCGGCTTATCTGAATTCAATAACAATTGACGCTAGTCAGATTAATGGTGGTGTGATTAGTGCTAATGTTAAGTATCGCATTGGTACCAAAGGGCAAATAGCACCTTTCTCTACAGGGGTTAGATTTACAGTTCCTGAAAATGAGTCCAGTAACAGGGGTGTTGGTTTTCAAGTAAGTGGTAAGCAAAACGGAAATATTAATAAGGGTATTAATGTTTATAAACTTGATGATTTCTCAAGTCCTGATAAACCTCGTCAAGACTATGGTGACACCTTGATGACAGTTCATGGTCAGATATTAGCTGGTTTCCAGTTTGAAAATGACATTAACGGAAAAGTTGATAATTTTCTTGGAAAAGTAGTTTGTACAAACTTACATGAAAACAGACCAATTCGGCTAGTAGGTTTTAACGGTGCTAAACTAAAACCAATTCACGCTCTTTCTTGGGGAGAGGGTGGAGGACTTGGCGGTCAAAAGATCGTATTTACATACGGTGGAAGAAATAACGTCAATACTTTTATGGTCAACGTAGCACAGTCTTACTCTGATGAAAAACTTAAGACAGACATTGAAGATAGTGATGTAAATGCCGTAGATTTTATCTCAAAACTTAAATTTAAAAAATTTAAATGGAGGGGTGATATAGGAGAAGTTGCTGGTATGGCTGATGTAGAAGTTGGTCTTATAGCTCAAGATATAGAAAAGATTGAAGATAATTTAGTTTCTGATGTTAATAAATACAAAGAGCTTGAATATAATAGATTAAGTATGTATTCTATGAAAGCTGTTCAAGAATTAATTGAAGAAAATAAAATCTTGAAAGAGAGATTAGAAAAAATAGAAAAAATGTTGGAGGATAAATACAATGAAATTTGAAATAAGTCAAATATTACCTATTTATAATAATGAAAATGAAGTTGTGAAAACTAATATTACATTCAAACCAAATGAAAAGTCTATTATGGTTATTGATATTGACAAAGATTTAACTAATGAAAATCACGAAGTTATTACAAGTGCAGTGCTTGAACAAATTTACAACGACTGGTTTCCGAATCGTGCTGAAAACGAGAAATTCACTGAAATGGATAAATCTATTGAAAAAGTAAATGTAGATATTGATTCTAATAAAAAATCATGTGACAAGCTTGTTAAAAGAGTAGATGATTTAGAAGAATTAGTTAATAGAATCGCAAAGCATATTAATTTCCATACAGTCGAAATTGAATTAGAAGACTAGAGAAATCTAGTATTTTAGTGTATAATGGTGTTAATAAATATAGTGAATAATTGAGGATAGAAAAGGTTGCTATCGCACCCATGTGGTTGACAAGAGATGCCAGATACGCCGACTGGCCAATTATTCATACACCGAAAGACTAGAGAAATCTAGTCTTTTTATTTTATTTATTTTGGAGGTAAAATTGAAAGATTTATTAATGAATCCGCAGTTTTGGAGCGTAGTGACTCCAGGTCTATTAATACCAGTTATAAAATACTACAGCGAAAAATCCAAAGAAAAAACCGAAAAACAAAACGATAAAACTATTGAAAGACTTGATAAAATAGACGCTAAACTCGAAAGTCAAGGACAAGCTACTAAAAATATTATTAGATACAGGCTCATAAAAAATATGAGGCGTGCAATTCGTCGTGGTTATACGTCTAGTTCTGAACTGCAAGAAATGTGTAATTTGTATGATTCATATCACGATCTTGGCGGAAACGGGACGGTTGACAAAGTTTACAATGATTTTATTAATCTGAAAATAGATGATGAAAGGAGTATTGGAAATGACTGAATATTTAATGAAAGAATTTTTTGTTCCAGTTGTGGTACTGGCATTTTTACTTTTTGGAAAGTTTTTGAAAGAAAATCCAAAGATTGATAACAAATATATACCAATAATCCTTACATTTACTGGCGGATTATTAGGAGCAATCTTTTTTAAAGACACAAGTTATGTTTTAACAGTTGCCGGTCTTGGTGGATTTTCAAATAATTTACATCAGATTTTCAAAGGGTTTTCAAAAGATTTAAGGGAGGATAAATAAAAATGTTATTTGTAATTTTATTTATTTTAGTTGGAATTTATATGTTTTGTGAATTTTTATTAGAAAGAAGACATAATAAATATATAACTAAACATATGAAAAAATATATCTCAAATACAGAAATTTTGGAAGATGATTATCATTTAAAATCATAATGAAAATGTGATATGATATCTATACGGAGGATTCAATATGAAAGTAAATAAAGAAGTAAAAAAACTGTTAAACATTAAAACAGATGTTGAAAAAATCATTATTTCAAATGGTTTAAAATCACATATGATAAAACATAATCACAGTAACGTTTTATCGTATATTGACAATATAAAAGAAATTATTAAAAACCCTGATTTTGTAGGGGTAAATAGAAGAATAAAAGGTACAAGTGTTGAATATTTAAAGTTGCTTGATGATAATATTTTAGTTGCTGTTAAACTTGATAGCAAAAATAACTATTTTTATACAGCTTCTATGTATGAAGTTAAAACAGCAAAACTAGAACATATGATAAAAACAGGCAGACTAAAAAAATATTGATTGACATTTGTTATTAAATAGTGTATTATTAAGATACAAATAAATATTTTTTTGAAGTAGAAAAGGCACTCTACGCACCCGAAAGGGTACCTGAGATGTTGGATACGCCGCCCAACCAAAAAATATTTTATATTGAATCCGAAAAAGAACAATTCGTTTGAGTTGTTCTTTTTTTATTTATACAAAAAGGAGATAAATAAATGGTAAAAGTACAAGAAGCAATAAATTACATTCATTCAATAGTAAAAAACGGGGGAATTGACGTTGACGGATATTGGGGAAAACAATGCGTTGATTTATCTAATGCTGTTCCTCAAAAATTTTTTAATACGAGATTAGAGGGGAACGCTATTGATTTATTAAATTCAGCTAAAAAACGTGGCTGGGTAGTTGAATATGACGCTGTCGGTGTAAATCCAAAAGCCGGAGCAATCTTTGTATCACAAGAGGCAATGCCATATGGACATACTGGATTTGTTTATGAGGACAGTAATGGTTTTACTATTAAAACAGTTGAACAAAATATTGATGGATATTCTGATAAAAATAATGATGGAATAAACGATCAATTGCAAGTCGGAGGACCGGCTAGATATCATGAAAGAACTTTTGATGGTGTTCTTGGTTGGTTTTATCCGCCGTATGAAGATTTTAAAAAAGGAGATAAAAAAATGAGTAAAAAAATATTATTAATTGCCGGACACGGTGCTGGAGATCCTGGAGCTGTGAGCGGAGGACATACAGAAGAAAAAATTACAAGAGAATTAGTTAAAAAAATGTGTATTATAGACCCAACGCTAGATCATTATGACTATAATCGCAATTGCTTTGCAGATAATGGGTTAGCTAGATATGCGCTAGCAGAAAAATATGACGAGATTGTCGAATTTCACTTAGATTCTAGCGGTCGTGGTACTGCAACTGGAGGTCATACTATTATACATTCAAGTTTCAGGCCAGACAATACAGATAAAGCAGTGCAAGCTGTAGTTAATAAATACGTTGGAACTTTCAAAGGTCACGCAGCAAATGGAGGTTTTTCATTCAGAAATAACTTATTAAATTTAAACGCGGCAGCAACTGTTGGTTATGCGAGCTATCGTTTAGTTGAACTTGGTTTCATTGACAACGCAACAGATAGAAACAAGATTTTAAATAATTTAGACAAGATAGCTAATGATTTTGTCCTTGCTTTAAGAGGTGAGATTAAAACTGAATTAAAACCTCTAAAAGAAGTGGCTAGAGAAGTGCGACTTGGACGCTGGGGGAACGGGAAAGAAAGAGTAGATAGATTAACTAAAGCTGGTTACAATGCTCCTGAAGTTCAAGCAGAAGTTGACAGACAGAAGAAAAAGTAGTATAATATATACATAATCTAAAACCCAAAATTGGCAATTAATTTTGTCACCATACATAAAAGAGCGTATTAATTTACGCTCTTTTTTTTTTGTTATTTTAAAAAAAACTCTTGACTTTTTGAGTACCATTATTTATAATATAATTGTTGGTACTCAAAAAGAAAGGAGATGATAAAAGTGAGTGCTAAAATCGGTCGTCCACTTGCCGGAGAAAGCAGAAAGGGTATTGATTTAAAAGTAAGAGTAACAAAAGATATTCACGATAAATTATTGGAATATTCAAAAGAAAACAATATCACTAAAGCTGAAGCAGTGAGACGTGGTATAGAACTGATAATAAAAAAAGACTAAACTATCAGCCTGAGAAACTACAAGTTTAGTCAATACACTCAATCTATAAGTGGTAAATCTATTATATCACTTGTAAATTGAAATATCAATATTAATAAAAAGAGGTATAATATGAGTAATTTAACTTTAGATAGTAGAGAAGTAGCAGAAATGATTAAAAAATTCTAAAAAATTAAAAATATACTTGACATATTGTTGCAAGTAACATATAATAAATGTAGCTCGCAACAATAGACAGAGAGGTGAAAATAATGAGAAGTAGAGCTGATTATTTCAAAAAACGTCGAGAACAATTTAAACAATTTAATGTTTCGGTTGAAAAGGAAAAGATTACAATATTTGAAGAAATATTGAAAAAGAAAAATCTAACTAAAGCGGAATGGTTAAATAAAAAAATAGACGAAGAAATAAAAAAATAGAAGATTGTGGAACCCTGAGAAAGTTTCAATCTTCTACACTGATAGGAATTATATTCCTAAATAAAGTATAACATAGGAATGTAATTTTTATCAAATAAATAAAATTTAGGAGATAAAAATGCAACAACTACAGATTAAAGATAATATTACAAGTTTAGAATTATTAGAACAAATCAATTTTTTTAGAAGTGAAATAGAAAATAAATCAAAACTTAGACATGATGATTTACTTAATGTAATCAGAAATGAATTTGAAGAAGAAATCTCACTCCGAAAAATTTCGGAGTCAAAATATACAAATAGTCGTGGTCGTAAATACCCTATGTTTATTTTAAGTTTATCACAAGCAAAGCAAGTACTTGTAAGGGAAAGTAAATATGTTAGACGTGCTGTTATTAAGTATATAGAAGATTTAGAAAAACAACTATCACCTATCCCACAACCAACTTTTACACGCTTGTACTGGAATAATCAAGTAGTAATGACTGTTGAAATGTTTTCTAATTTAATGAATGTTTCTAAAATAAAGATCAATCGAATTCTTGTTAAATTAGGAAATAATG